GATCGTTTACCGCAGCCTGCAGGCGGGAATCCTTCTGCTGTGAGGCAATTTCAAAGGAATCATGAAACTGCGTTACAAACGCTGCGGTGATCATGTTTTTGTTAGCATCAAAAGGCATAACAATCACTCCAAAAATTATCGCCTTGCGGGGTGTCGGTTTCCCGGCCCAAATATCACAGTGCGACTGGCGCTAACGCACTGCGGGAAAATCAGGTATCCGGCGTCCCCGCCGGGCTGGTTGTGGTGAGATTGTTAGCGAGGTGCGCGGTCGGAATCCCGACCAAATGAAAAAAGCCAGCGATTAAGCAGGCCTTTGTGATATGTCACACTACGGTTTGATCGCCGTAACGCTTCTGGTAATACGCTTTGACCTGGGCGGATACCCGCTCGTGATCGGCATGTTTCGGGTCCATATACGCCGGAGACTTCATCAGGTCGCGAATGGCCTGCTGTTCTTCCAGATTGATATCGCCACCTGCTGGCGCGTCCTCCTGCATTTCCGCGCCGACTTTCGCCAGCATGCGAATAACCATCGGGTTGTTGCCGATCTCATCCATGCGGCCTTTGTCGGCATCGTCAGCAAGCTGATTGAATGCGCGGTACGCAAGACCAATGTTTTTGTTAAAATCCGCGTCGGTCTTCCAGACTTCACGCAGTTGCGTAGCTGCATTGTCAGCATCCAGTTGCGCAGCGCCGCCCACCAACTCAGGTGCACGCTGTGCGTACTCACCAATGATGAAACTCATCTGGTCATTGGTGATGCCCTTGGCGTGCGCGGTCTTCATGAAACTCTGCATACGTGGATCGGCTTTAAACTCTTCCCAGTTAAACCCCTCGACGTCTACCTTTGGCGCGTACTCATCTGACGTTTTCGGCGCCGTACCGACGCTCCCCATCCGTTTTTCAAGCGCGACATGAGCCTCAGCCAACTTACGGGCCGATTGCTCAACGTTAAGCGCGCCATCTTCGCCGCTGACACGGTATTTTTCCGGTAACCAATCATTCGCGCCCGGCTCGCCCGCGCCGGTGCTGAGCAGAGAATTGCCAGAAGGTTCGCCAGTACCCGGATTATTGCCGCCATCGTCACCACCTCCGTTACCGCCTGGCTGTTCTGCGCTCTGCTCAGCGTTCATGAATAAGTGTTTAAGCTTCCACATCGTCTTCTACTCCATCGGCCTTGTTGATTTCGCGCAGGATGAAATCCAGTACGGATCGCTGCCCTGCCCTGTAACACGTTTCGCGGTCGCCCTCGGTACCGCCAGGGACGTACGCCGCGCGCCCGAAACGGCGCGTTAATTCTTCCAGCACCTGAGAACCACCAGGCATTTCTTCGAAAATGCGCCTGTAGTCTGCAGGTTCCGCCTGTTTGATTCTCATCAGCCACCCGCAAGTTGTCTGCCTAATGCTGCGCCAGCGCTTTGACCTGCTGCGCCTGCCGCCTCGCTACCCGCCTGCATCATCAGCGCCTGTTGCTGGGCCTGCTGCTTTACTTTCTGGCGCTGTTCGCGCAGGTCTGCCACAACATCGGAAGAACGAATGACTTTCGCCGGAACGCCGAGCGCATCAGCCACAACGCGCGTGGCTTCGTCGGTATCGACGAGATCAACAACGTCCTGGCTGATTCCGGCGAGATTTGCCACGTTCGCGCCGAGGCGTTCGATTGCCGTTACGTCCTCCAGCTTCTGGGCGCGTGCCAGAGGCGAAATGTATCGCACGTTGAAATTGGCGTTCTGCAGGCTCTCCGGCGGCGGGGAGAAGATGCCAGCGCGGAAAGCGATGCCAAAGCAGCGCACCACCAGCAACTGGAGGTATTCAGCCTGAAAGCGCCCATACACCGGGCCGAGCAACTGGCGAATGAGTGCGACGCGCACGTGCACTTCTGTGGCGGTCATCGCTGGCCCGTCCTGCGGCTGTAGCTGGTCGGCCATCATGATTTTGCGGATAGATGCCTGCAGGCGTTCTTCAGCGGTGAATGCCACGCTGAAATCTGAACCGGTCAGCAACGGTTTCATGCTGTCGGTGCTGTTCGCCACGATGATGCGACGCGGGCCGACCTTGACCGTGCGCGGGTTGAGTACGCCGTCGTCTTCGACAATCCACATGCCAGAAATAGCGAGATCCTGCGCGGCTTTCTCCATGCGCTTGGTTTCGTTCAGCTCTTTGCAGTCTGGCAGCGCGTCGTACACCGGGCCGATGCCGTAGGAGCCGCCGGGGATCTTCATCCAGCGCGGGACACAGCAAGGGAATTCGTGATAGCCCGATTCGCGCATCACCTGCTTGTTGCTCACGTCGACGTTGTACGACGCATAGCGCATGTTTTTCGCCAGACGGGCATCGACCATGTAGGTTTCGCGCGGGAAAATGCAGTGCAGGAAATCGAATTTATCGTCGGGCTTTTTTTTCGCCGCGTCGCGGATCTTCTCGCTGACCTTATCCGCGCCAAATTCTTTGATGGCCTGCTCTGCGGTCAACTGGTAGCGGCGGTATATCGTGTCCACGATTCCATCCCTACGGGTGGATGTGACATAACACTGCGCCAGCGGCCATTGCTGGAAGGTGTAGCCGCCCTCTTCGCGGTCCTCGTCGATGTACAGAACGAACCAGCCAGCGCACACTACGTCGAGATTTGCTTCATAGCCCTCGGCGTCGAAATTAGAGGCGTGGATATTTTCCCACACCAGCGTGGCGCACTCAGACAGCCAGGCTTTCGCATCGTCCGGCAGCGATTCGCTGTTGAGATTCAGCCACTGCGCATTCGCCGGGGTCATACCAGACATAAGCGCAGAGGCCAGCATGCGGGCGCTATCGGTGGCAGTGCCATCCAGTAGCTTCGCCACCTTGTGTTTTGCGCTCTGAGCGTCGAGCAGTTCGTCAGAGAATCCCGCGCCGCGCAGCGGATAGGTGTAGTCATAGCACTCGCGCCAGACGCTTTCATGCTGCTGGCGGTTGGCTTTCAGCGTGTCAGAACGCTTAATCAGCTTAACGGCGAGTTCATCCATCAGTTACGCCCCCAGGGTATTTTTCTGCTGCGCTGCCTGCGCACCAGAAGACAGCAGAGAGCTGCCTGAATCAGCCGCCCCCTCTGCGCCACTGGCGAGAAGGGATGAGCCTTTCTTGCGCTTCTTCCGCGCTGCTGCATCTGCGTTTGCCGCTTTCGCTGCTGCGTCGGCAGCTGCATCCGCTTCGGCCTGCGGGTCGGTCTGAACGACCTTAGGTGCTCCGCCTCCACACATAACGCTCCCCCTTAACCTGGTACGTGCCAGCCGTGCGCAGTCAAAACGGGTTTACCCGTCACCGGCTGGCGTTTGCCCTCTTCGTTCGTCACATAGCCGTGCGGCGCAGCGGGTGCCGCCGTGGTGGCTTTTTTGACGAGCAGGAGGAATTCGAGATTGTCGGTAAGTTGCTGGTCTGCCAGGTCGGTAAAGCCCAGTTCTTCAAAACGGGCAATGATGGTGGCGCCCTGCTCGTTGATGGTTTCCAGCAGCGTATTACGTTCAGCGAGGGCAGCATCGTCGAGTAGTTCACCGACGCGTTGCTGAACGGTCTGATCGTCAGCGCGTGGCGCATCAGGCAGCGGCGCAGACTCCTGCCCCGGTACTTCAACGTTTTTTTTCGGTCGTGCCATTGTGTCAGCTCCTGTTGATGATGGAGCCGTGAGTGTGGAACGGGATCGCGGTCGGAATCCTGACCAAATGAGGGCGCTATAGCGAGGCTGGAAAAATATTTATCTTAAAAATTGCAAAAAGTACTTGCAATCAATTATAGGTGCACCTATAATGATTTCATCAGCAGGACGCTGAAACGGGAAGGCCCCTACCGAAGCAGAGGCCAACATGAGGAAAGGGTTATGATGAAATTAGTCATCATCCTGATTGTGCTCTTAGTTGTAAGTTTCGCGGCTTACTAAGACAGTCAGGAGGAGGGGAGAAATCCCCTCCAACCCTAAACTCAATTCTAAGGTTGAATTATGGCACAGTCAACTAACGACATTCAGCGCAAAAGCGACGCAAAGCGAGGCGTACGACCGAAAGGATTCAAACTGCCAGTTGAAACAATTGAGCTGATTGCTCAGCTGGCAGAAAGAACAGGAAAGCCTCAGTCAGTGATAATCACCGAAGCGATCAACATGCTTTCAGCATCCCTCGAAGATTAACTCTCTGGCCGCTATCACAGCGGCCTTTCTGTGTGCAAAATTTGTTAAAAAACGGCGATATTTAACATAATGTCCGTTACGCGCACCGTCAAAAAAGGACTCATTACGTTAAATAAGTGAAGGGGTTATTTGTTGCGGTTTACTACGGGAAAGTGGTGAAAATGGTCTGCATAAATCGTGCATAAAACAGGGCGGTTTTTGCATAGCGTTTTTAACCGATGAACGCCCTGTTTTTGCAAGTCTTCATGGTGCCAGACGCTTTGATCGCCAGGCGTAAACAAAACGCCGGGATGTGACCTGCGCCGGTAGTTCGGAGCGTGGGCGTTGTGTTACGTAGCACCAGAAATCTATCAACGCTTCGCCTGTGTGGTGGTTTGGAGCTGCGCCCTGCTTCCATCCGATGATAGCAGACTTCGACACGTCGAGTTCTCTGGCAATCTCCTGGAGGGGAATGCCGCTGCGCGTGATGTCGTTAATCACCCGGAACCAGTCTGTTTTGAACGTTGCGACTACTGGCATAGATCACCCCGCAAAACGCGCGCGCACGCGAGCATAGAGTGCGATTTTATTAAGCTTCTGGCGCTCGTTAATCGCCGTGGTGGAATCAAATCGTGTTTGCATATCGATACCCGCAATAAATTACATGTTCGACGTGTTACCACCTGTTACCACTGTTACCGCCTTTCTCTAACCTTTCCCCCAATCGACTTATATATATATATGGGGTTTCTAGTAAATAGGTGGTAACAGTGGTAACAGTGGTAACATTCATTATTTTTCAATTAATTAAACTGTTACCACCTAGATTAAAAGGTGGTAACAGGTGGTAACATCCGCTGCCAAACCTTCATTAATTTGCCTTCAACGCGTCGCGTAATTCGCGAATAACCACAATTTTGCAAAACATTACTAATTCGCATTTCTTCGCGTTTTCCGATGTGGCTGGGATTTAAGCCAATCGCATCGCGTAGCACGTCACTAGCGCGTAAAAATTCGCAGTTTCGCGGAATGTTGTTAGTCAGAAGGTCAGGCGTGTCGAGCCATTTCTCGACCGTTTCGAGCCACGCGTCCTTAATGGTGTACTGCTCATGGACGCTCGCACCGAGCCGCTCGGCATCGCGGAACTGGATACCGCCGAGGCGCTTAAACGTCTCTCGGGCCTCAGCCCAGAGCAAAAGGAGGTCTGTTTTTATCGCTTTCACGTCGACTTTCGACACCTCCACGGGTAGCCAGCGACGGTTACCGGTCTTGTCAGCGAGGAATTCGTCCTCGTTGGTGGTACCAACAAACACCAGGCGACGCGGGAACTGGGTGGCGAATTCACGGTATTTAGGGATCCAGTTCTCATGCGTACGTGTCACGAATGCCTTGATGGATTCGAGCTCTTTGGTATTGAGGCCGCGCAGCTCGCCAATCTCCGCCACCAAACGCCCGCGCATCTTGCGCGCGAGGTCGTCGTCTTTCTCAGCGAACGAGATTTCAGTAAAGAAAGAGGGATCCGGGCTCAGCGCTTCCACGCCGGAGGACTTCCCGCAGCCCTGCGGCCCGACGAGGATCGGCACCATATCGGCCTTGATGCCAGGCTCCAGCACCCTGCCCGCCAGCGCCGTCCACATGTACATGGACACCGCGCGGGTGTATGCCGTGTCGGCGGTTCCGAAGTGCGTATGGTAGAAAGTTTCGATGCGCGGCACGCCGTCCCACTCCAGCCCGTTCAGCCAGGTGGTCGCCGAATCGAACGGCTGTTCGTCAGCGGCCAGCAGCACCACGTCGCGTATCAGCTCGCGCCCTACCGGTTTAAAGCCGCGCTTTTCCATCGTGATGCGCAGGCGCGCATAGTCCGCATCGGTGAATGCCTGCCACTGACCGGAGCCCGCCGGGGCGAACATGATTTCATCTCGGAACTGGTCGAAGCGAATATCGATGTCCACGAAGTCAGGACGCACAACTGCTTTGGCCGCGTTGCTGATGGTGGCCTCAATCCGCCCCCATTTGTCACGCTCGAACGCCGGCAGCGGCAAAGGCTCTGCAATATCGGTGCTGGTCAGGTCGTCGAAATCGTCGTTGCGGATCCCGATGGCATTAAGGAAATCGCCGTCGTCACGATGCGCGCAACTAGCATGCAGACACTTGAAATGCCCCTGCTCAAAACCCGCGGTACCGCCGGGGAAGTAAACCGTACTGGTCGGGTCGCCGCCGGTGCTGTGACCGTCCTCAAACGGGCAGCGGATATACCGTTCACCGTTCGCGCCGTCGAGCAGAGTCCAGCCGTTAGCGTCCAGATAATCCGCCGTCTCGTCTGTTGCATCCGGGGTGAACGTTGAGCGGTCGCGCATCTTAGTGCTGCCCGCTTCGGTGGTGACCGCCACAGGCAGCTGTTCGGCCAGGCGCTGCCACAACGTCTCGAGATGGTCAGCAGTAATAACCGGGGGCTCATCCGGCAGACCACCGTCCCACTCGATGTGCGCGCCGCTGGCGTGCGTACCACAGGCAACGAATTGCTGCCCGCTGGCCAGCAGCTCGATAATTCCCATATCGCCCGCCAGGCGGTGGATGCGCTTACGGAAATCCCCCTCAACGGCCAGCAGGTACAGACATTTATTGCTGTTGGCACGCCAGCGTCGTGGCGGCAGCTCACCCAGCAGCTGCACCAGCGTTTTGCTGATATCAGCCTGGATATCTTCATCTTCGCTGTCGCAGTCCAGCGCCAGCCAGCCATGACCAGTGCGTACGCAAATCCCGTAATCCGGCTCTTTCG